CAGATGGGGCTTCAGTAATAACATGGACTCCAGTAATTGGAACAATATGCGTACTAGGAGATGTTTCTCCAGCAAGCACAAGAACTACTAGTGGGATATCTTAAATGATAATTAAAGTTAAAGATACTAACATTAAACTTCCTCCATTAATAAAAATAAACGGCACCATATTTAAAGTTAAGAAATAAAAAATGGCCATATCAAAAAATATGGATGCTCCTAAATCAAGATACTCTGAGGCTATAAAAGAAACAAGAGTTGATAAACTAGCCAATACTGAGTATATAGCCGTACCAGGAATTCAAGGAGAAAAAGGGGAAGTAGGACCACCAGGACCTCCAGGGCCGCCAGGAGAAAGAGGCGAAAGAGGAGTTCCAGGTAAAGAGGGTAAGGAGGGTCCACAAGGCCCTAAAGGCGATCCTGGAAAAGGCGGAGGAGAAGGATACGAAAGTCCATCAGGACAATATCCTGGATGGGCGTATTATCAAAACCAAAATAAAAAACCAATTTTGCTTGGACCCGAAAGAGGCGACGATGGGTGGGTAGATATTTTAATGACAGATGATCCAACCAACAGTACTTTGACTTTTTTACCTTCAGGGCATGTTTCTTTGTGGAATCCAATGACCCAAAGAATTAACTTTAAGCAGTTAAAGGTTGGGGCTAAGGTTGATATAAGATATGATATTGTTTTAAGTACCGACACAAATAATACTGAGGCGTGGATTAGAACTTTTATCCCAAAAGTTGAATCTCCGACAGGATATATAGGAATGCTTAAATACAAGTACCCATACGAGATGTCCTTTAATCAAACCCTATATATAGATATTGCAAAAATAAGATCAGAAGGCGGAATCATTCAGGCAAGAACTGACAACGAGTCCAGTATTATTTTAAAAGGTATGTATATCTCAGTTTCTTAGTGGTATAATGGATTAGGAGGAATAATGGCATTTCCAGGTACATATAATTTTAGTTACTATCGTGGTGACACTTTTGAGTTTGTTGTTAGCCCAAAGTCTGCAAATGGAACAACGTTCTCATTAGACTCATTCACTGGAGACGGTTCAAGTGCGAAGTTTATCATTGCAAATGTAAGAGGTTCTGCGGGAACACAAAAAATTGCTTCTGCTGTTGTTGACTCTACCACAGATATAATTACATGTAAGATAACACCAACCGTTGGAAGAACCCTAACCCCTGGATCTTATGTATATGATGTTGAGATAGTTGGCACCACTGGAATTACTCACACCCTAGTGACTGGAACAATAACTGTAACAGATGATATTTCTGGAGCAGTATAACAATGTCACTTTCTATCCCCGTAAATATTGATGATCTTGCTATTATTGCTCCACCAGAGATTATAGAAGTTGCAGTTGATATTGGTCCCACAGGGCAAAGAGGTAGCAAGGTATTTGTTGGAAGTGGTGACCCAAATACAAAAAATTTTACAGAAACAATTTACTTAAATGACCTATACATAAATGTATCACCTGGTGCAGATTATTCATACATGTATCAGTACATTTCGGTACCTGGAGCAAATCAATGGGAATCAATTCTAAAGGTTAATCCAGCACTGCATGCACGACTAGACACTACAGTTGACTTTACTTCAGGAACCTCTTCAACAATTTTAGTTCCAATCTCTTCTATAGTTACTGTTACAGGATCTCCACTGGTAGCATCAAACTTCAATGTTCAGCATGACATTAAATACTCAGACCTAGTTTCATCTTCAATATCAAATGTTGCGGTTTCTGGATCAAACCTTGCAATAACCCTTAAAGCCATGAAGTACTCTGGATCTTGGCAAGCACTAACTGCCACAGATGTTTCTGTATACTTGTTTATTTCAGTAAACACAACTGTGGTATAATCTCTATGAGGTGAAAATATGGCAGTTGAAGCAATTGGCGAGTTAATACCCACAAAAATACCAGGGTACGCAGATTCTGCCGACATTCAAGCAGCGCTAAGAGCCTACCACTACGGATCATATGATTTTGACATAAATGAAACAAATCCCTCAAACTTAGTAAGTCCATCAGTAGCGTACACGATTAATGACCTACAAGAACAAATTAATAATATTGATACAATTGGAAGTGCAGTTTTAACAGCAAAAGGGGCCATCATAAGCGCTTCCTCTGCGTCGACAGTTAGCGTTCTTGCGGTTGGAACAAACGGTAAAGTTTTAACTGCAAATTCAGGAACAACTACTGGACTGGAATGGACTAGCCCAGAAGTTGGATTAAGCAATGTGGTAACACTTTCCAACAAAACAATAAGTGGGTTAAGCAATACACTAAGCAACATACCAAATTCTTCATTGACAAATTCAGCAATAACAATAAATAATTCTCCAGTATCTCTGGGGGGAACCATAGATATCATGCCAGACATAATAATGTTAATGGGATGCTAAAAATCTATGATACAATATACAAATAACGGAAGGATCCACCCATGGCAACAACCTATAAAGTTTTAGCACAGAATGCCCCAAGTGCTACAACAGAAACAACACTGTATACAGTCCCATCATCAACTTCTACAGTAATTTCAACAGTTTCTGTTTGTAATCAAGCAGGCACATCAGGAACATATCGTATTGTAGTTCGCCCAGCAGCGGATTCAACTACTGCTGCAAAACACTACATTGTTTACGGCGCAACTGTCGCAGCAAGCGATTCAATAATGCTCACACTTGGTCTTACACTAGCAGCAGGAGACGTTGTTCGTGTTTATGCATCATCTGCAAATATGTCATTTGCAGCATTCGGTTCTGAAATATCATAATTCTTAGATAAAGGATAAAAAATGGCAATTAGAAAAACAAGTGATTCTAACCTAACTGGTAAGAAGTATAACGATGCATCAGCGGGTAATGCAAAAATTGCCGACGTCCCAGAAGTGCCAACTATTGGTACTGCCACAAATGTTGGTACAGGCCGTGCGTATAACAATGGAGCAGCAACAGTTGCTGTAACTGCTAATGCAAAAGGTGGAATTCCAATATCCTACACTGTAGCATCAAATCCTGGTTCATTCATTGGAACAGGATCCAGCCCAGTTACAGTTACAGGACTTCAATCTGGAGTATCATATACATTTACTGCTAAAGCAGTAGGTGGAAGCACACCATCAGAGACAGTAAGTTCATCAGCAACTTCTGCAATTACTGCAACTACTGTTCCACAAGCACCGACTGCTGGAACAGCGACTAAAACAAATGTCACAACAGTTTCAATTCCATTTACAGTTAATGCAACTGGTGGTTCTTCAATCACAAGTTATTTAGTTCAAAGTACCCCATCAATTGCTTTAACCGTTAGTGGATCTTCATCTCCTTTGACCGTTACTGGCTCATTTGCACAAAACCAGGCTTATACATTTGATGTTATTGCAGTCAACGCTAATGGATCATCTCTTGGTGGAACAACAAACTCAATTACACCAAATGCTATTCCTACCGCAGATGCTGACACATTTAATCGAACAACAAGTCTTACCCTTGGAGCAACAACAACTTCAGGACAATCATGGACAAACCGTGCTGGTGTTTGGTATGCTAATGGGTCACAAGCACAGTCAGATTCTGCTGTTCCCGCTCTTGCCACAATAACAATGAATAGCCAAAATGGATTAACTCAGGCTGGAACACTTACACCAGGAACTGGTTTAGTTTATTGGGCAACAGATGCAAATAGATATATGGCATCATATTCGTTTTCTGCAGACGCAACATCAAATTCCTGTGGAGGATACACTAGTGCCGCCTGTTATAGCAATGGATGTACCCCAAGTGGGTGCTGTACTGGTGTAACTCGTACTTGTTCACAGCCTTATGGAATTGCGTGGGGCACGAATGTACCTAGTTACGGAAATGTCTGCAACTGTGGCGACGGAGGAGACTGTTGGTGGTATGTTGGCGGCGGAGCATGGACACCTCACGGTGGTCAAGGATTTAATAATGGTCCCGCAAACTACGCTGGACACTGTGGAACAAATGCTACAGTTACAACAACTACAAACTATTTAAGAACAATTAAAGTAGAGAGTGGAAGTGCTACAACATTAAGTGATCACTCTATTGGAACTGCAACTGCCCTCTTAGCAGCCGATGCACGTACCAATGTTGCAAAAATTAACTCAATGAAAGTAACAACACAGTCAAACGGAAACGTTGTTATTGATTCATATGGCGGAACAAACTTTTCAGGAACTGCTTACACACAAAGAACGTCAACTCCATCATTTGCCACAAAAGGAAATAATTTTGGAATTATAAAAGCAGCATCTGGAACAATTACACAAGGATCTACTGTTGACGGTTTTGAAACTAGTGGATTCTAATATACGGGGGTATGTAAAATGGAGAACAAAAGAAGCGCAAAACCATGGGATTTATTAAATCCATCAATTAAAAAGGTTGACAAAGACACTTTTGACTATAGAATGTCAATATGCAAAAAATGCCCACAACTTATACAGGCTACCAAGCAGTGTAAAGAATGTGGGTGTATAATGTTACTTAAAGCAAAGTTGGAAAATGCAAGTTGTCCAATAGGTAAATGGGAAGCAATAGGATAAAGGAGAAAAAAAATGGCAGATGAAGAATTCACTAATATGGCTGATATTAATTCTTTGGAAGAATTCAGAGCGGCAGCAGGAGATCCAACACTTACAGAGGAAATGTTTCAACAGGCAAAGTCTAGTGCTAACCCTTTAAACGGAAAGCCAGTTCACGAAAGAGCACAGGCTATTGCATTTGTAGTTGATGATGAAGTTGTAGATATAATTTATACAGATGATAGACTTGCTGCAATGTTTATGAGCGATCCAACAGTAGTTGATATCACACACTTAGTGTCAGACCCACTGTTGCATCCAGCAGTAGGTTGGGCATATGATGCTGATACTAACACATTTATTGGACGAGATGGTGATGGAGAGCCAGTATCCATCCCTGTGTAATTAAGTATAAAAAATACCCCCAAGGCATATAGCCAAGGGGGATTTTTTATTCCTCTTTAAATTTTAATAGGGGAACTTTTTCATCCACTCTTTTGTTCTGGGTGTTATACCCTTCCAAGCAGACCAGTTTTCTCCACCCTTAGACATGTAGTATGCTATTTCAGCATTTTTTACTGGGTTAAACAAATCGGCATTATGGTCCAAATCAAATTTATCTCTTCTATCTGGGCCAAGGTTGTCTATCATGTTTATTTGAAACATCCCATAGGATGAGTCGCCAGTCTTATGGTTTCCATTAAATGCTAAAGGACGACCATTAGACTCTTTTTTGGCTATGGCCCAGGCCACAACCAAATCTTTTCCTTTAAATCCCACAAGGGATAAAAGTTCTTTTAGTTGAACATCTGTAAGATGTACTTTATTTTCATAACTTTCTAATTTTTTAGCCTTAGAAACAACTAATGCCGCTTTAGGGGCGGCAGCATTTATTTCAACAGGCTTAATTAGTAAATTATTTTTGCTAGTAGCGTTTGCCTTGTTTGCAAAAACAGCAGACACAACCACCAATAGCATTATCCCAAACCACACTTTTGTTTCTCTCATAGTTTTTACCTCCTAAGAAACGAATGAGACCGTTTTGGCCTCATAATCTAGTATAACACAATCTACTGACTAGTACAAGGCCAACCCCCTTGTTTTGAATTATAACGATTTAATAACAAAATACATGATTACTTATATGATATAATAAAAGAACTATGGCTACTTATAGAGGGCAAGGCGCATCCACATACGATATTGGTGAAAAACCACCATTTGTTAATTGGACTATTGTAAAGGGAGATACAGCATCCTTTATGGTTTATCTTACAGATGACTCAAAGCAGCCTTTAGTTATTCCTGATTGGGACATTGAGGTAGAATTTAAAAGACCAACTACTCCAGTTGATCCTCAAATAATTACAGATACTGCAACGTTAATTTTTTCAATTACCCCAGAGCAAGATTTATCAGATGACGATGGTGAATTTAAGGTTAACCTCACTGCCGCTCAAACCGCACAGTTAAGAACAAATGATATTTTTGATATTGAAATTCGTCTTCCACAAGACGTACTTGTTTGGACAGTTGCTCAAGGGAAGATTACTCTCCTTGAGGATGTTACAAACTAATGGCAACAGTTGCTATAAATAACAATACCCCAGTTTTTACAAAAGCCATTGAAAGAGTTTCTTTTCCAAATGTAGAAATTACCCAGCCAAGTCGTGGTATAAGTATAAACTCAGTACTGCCATTTAGAATAAGGTTTACAGCAATACAGGTGCCAAACTCTATTGGCAACATTCCCGCAATCCCTCTTCAGATCATAGGCCTATCTAACTATATACTTTAAAATACATGATATAATACAGACATGGCAAAATTATCAATTGCAAGCATCAAGTCTCTGTTCCAGACTGGAGACCGTCCAAGTCAAACAAACTATGAAGATTTGATTGACAGCACCTCTGCAAGATCAACAGATCTTGGTTCAGATGGAAACAACGAGTCCACAATCAATGGTATTGAGAACTCAACAATTTTTGATAACTTTTTGGCAAGCGAGTGGAGATCTGTAAAGTACATGATCTCAATTAAAAAGACTTCTGGTGGTGCAAATAAATATTGGGCCACAGAATTAACCATAGTCCCTGATGCTACAGATGTAAGCGTTAGTGAATATGGAACAGTAGACAACGATGGGAATATTGGCACCATCTCCGTGTCTAGAGCGGGAGACACAGTTTCACTAACTGTAGTTCCTGTAGGTGGGCAAACACCAATAACCCTACGCTATTTGCGTATTGGGTTAAAGGCCTAACTAAGGAGATATATAAATGGCAACAGTAACAAAAGATTTTAGAGTAAAGGCAGGACTGGTAGTTGAAGGATCAACTGCGACTGTCAACGGAAAAAATGTAGTAACCGCAGGTGTCGTTGACGCTAAAGGTGATTTGATTGTTGGTAGTGCAGACGATGCAGTTGCTCGTT